ATTTTCGGTAAATTCTGCAATCAGTTTCATTTCTTTAATACCTTTATCATTTCGGATGCCGCTTTCTCTGCTTCACCCTTACTTCGATATACATCTAATCGGTCACCGTCTACGTATGCAACGAACCCTTTAGGTTCCTTATATACCATAACTTGGATGCGACCTATCTTCTTGTTAAGAACAAGTTGACCTTTCGGTTTGCGTCCTAGTGACTCTCTTATTTGATCAAATGTTTTCATTTAATTTATATTATTTATAATTTCTTATTCTTTGACATCATCAAGACTCTTCAGGTAGCGGATCGTCTTCCCCTTCTCCGTCTTCGTCATCCACTTCGACTTCCACATGATCACTGGCGACCTGTAGATCCTCTGGGGCATCTTCCACGGTCTCAGGTTCTTCGGTTTCTTGATCATCTGTTTCATCTTCCAATTCTAGTTCCAGTTGATCATCATCAACTTCGACTTCCTCTTCATCATCATCTTCTATTTCTTCAGCACCATTGTATATGTTGTCTGCTAGTTTAATCTTTTCTTGGTCAAGAATATCTTGTACCTTCACTGTCATAACGTCAGAGAAAATTTTATTTGCTTTATTAAAGTCCTGATCCAATGCATTTTGAATCAAGTCACGCATTTCTTCACTCATCTCGCTCATCCTTTTCATCTCCTTTTACAGGTTTCAATTCAAATTTTTGTCCTGCAGTTGGGTTATCATCTGGTAGATCCTGTTCTTCACCTTCTTCAGGTTCTTCCCCATCCATCTGCTTACTCATAGTTTCGATTTCATCATCTGAAAGTTGTAGAACATTTTTCTGTACCCATTCTTTAGAAAAGTATTCGCCAACATAGTTAGCAATCCTATCTAGGGACTCTAATCTGTTCTGTAACATTTCAGCGTCACGCAATTCTGTAAAGTGATTGTCTTTTACATAATCAACTGTGATGTCGCTTTTCCATGAATCCCAATCATCCTCGGTACAAATGCCTTTCATAACGAGTTGTTTCTTTAGGATACCATAGAAAAGGTGAGAGAACCTCATTCTCAGTCTGTCAATAAACTTCTGAAATTTTAGTTCGTCTCTGTTAATTTCTGTAGATCTGCCAAGGATACCTTGAACCGACTCTTGATCTAATCGAGACATCGGAACATTTAGTGAACGATACATTCTCTTTTGGAAATAGATAATGTCTTCGATCTGTCCTAGGTTTTCTCCACCTGGTAATGTGCTGATCTCAGTGCCTCGACCACCTTCACGTCTTGGTAACCAGAAGTCCTCAAGTAGTGATTGGTGTTTACGGTCATCACGGATCTCACCAGTCTTAGCATCGTATACAAGTTTGTTTCGATATCGTGCCATGATATCTTTCATATACTGTTCTGCTTTACCACGTGGTAAGTTACCTACATCAATATAAAACATTCGTCTCTCTGGTGCACGTGCTAGACGATAGATGACCAACGCATCTTCCATCATTCTTAATTGGTTGATTGGTTTCAACCCTTTGTGCAAGTGAGATATAATCTTCTTACGATCTTCTGTCAGTAATCCAGATGTGACATAAGAGACAGAGTCATTTGTCATCTTGATGCCATTAGTAGAACTGCCAGGTTTCTCTTGGAATACAAAGAACTCCTCAGTCTTCTCGACTATCTTTGCCCCTGTTATAGGATCTTTCTTATACTTAACTTTCTTAACCTTACGCATCTTAGCGGCATCGATAGGACGAATCTCTTGAATACCTTCTTTAGGATTGCTCTCGTTCAACACTAAGTGGTGGTACAATCTGCCATCGACATACCATCTACGAAAGATGTCGTGTCCCAACTCTTTGAAGTTGAGCATAGCATAAATTGTATCAAATTCTTCTTTAATTAATTTTTTGATTTTGTCGGGTGCTTCTACTTGGTCAAGGTTTAGATCTAGTGTCTGATCAAGTTCACTACCAGTAATTGCTTCATTAACAATGTCTTCAATTGCGGCATCCACTTCTGGGTGCATCGCGTTTCCGCGATATTTCATTATTAATTGATAGTTGTCCTTTGAATCGTCACCATCCATATTAAGATACTGACCATAATGTGTACCCGATGCTGTGGCATAACTACCACCTTCATCATCCCTTGGGGGAACGATAGAGGGTAGTTTCTCATCTTGTTTGCTTTTGGCACGTTTGATTTCGAAACCAAATAACTTTAATCCATCATTTTCTGCCATAGTAGTCCTCAGATAAAAATAGAAGGGCGGCAGTATTACCGCCCTATCTGTTATTTATTTAGGTTGTTGTATTTGACTCCCAGTACTGGTATACCCAAGTACATGTAAATCGCTCGATGTTGTCATTGTCACCGAATGATAATGGGATAGGTGCGAGATCTTGTGGATATGCACCTCGGAAGTTATACGTCTTCAGAATTGACCCATCTCTATCCAACTGTTCAACTTTCAGATCTGCTTCGTATGCAACAGGAACTCCAAGACCAGTATTGGCATTGTGTCCATTGATACCATTCATCCAACGCTCTAGTGCGTCACGGATAGCGAAGTCTGTATCGTTGATAATAGTTGTTGTCCATTCAGCAAATGTACGATCCCCTGCCATTTTTAATTGGCGACCACGGAAAGGTACAACTATTTGACCGAATGTAGAACCAGGTAGTTCTGCAGTTTCGCATAAAAAGGATGTTAGTTCTGGGTTACCGTCTGCAAAGGCAGGATAGTTTATGGTAACTTGGAACAGATTAGGACGTGCGCCCCCACCCTTCAGTTTTGCTTTAAAATCATCGACTCCTAAAATTGCCATTGTTTCCTCCTTACACTGTGCCTACGACTTCTTCGAAGTCAACACCTGTACGAACTGCGACAAAGTTTAGAGTCACGTAGTTGATAGAACGTGCAGGTTTAATAAACACGTTTGCGATAAATTCGTTTCTATCTACTACTGCCGCCGTATTGTTGGTATCATCACAGACAACTTTAAAGTCTGTTATACCTCTACGACCTTTTACTTCACGAAGTACTGGTTCGATAATGTTGACAAATTCTGCGCGAGTAAACTCATCGTTAAACTCGAACATTGCTTGCTCTGCCGCTTTACCAATTGCACGTTCAAGAACCAAGAACAATCGTCTTACGTTGATTCTGTCGAATGCAGATGGGCGACCTAGTTTAGTTTTATCACCGAACAACAGCACACCTTGACCTGGAATATTCGCAACTGGGTTAACACTTGCTTTATATAGCGTATCTCTTTGTGCTTTAGTTGGCGACCAAGAGATTGCAGTTATTCCAAGATACTGACCACGTCTTGTACCTGCAGGTGAGAACCATGGTGCACGTTGTAAGTCAGTTGCCGCCATGATCCCTGCAGTTGATGATGCGGCAGGAATGTGAATGTATTGATCATTAAACTTGTCATATACTTTTAAGAAGTTACCATCAGCAACTAAGTATGATGAGTTCGTAAATGTATCTGCAGTTGTAGTGATGTTAGTTGTTATTGTTGCAGTATTAGTCAGATTGATAACGTCTGTTCTTGCAGGTGATGCAGTAACAACACAGTCTTTACGTAAGTTTTGTGCAGTTGCTATTAGATCATTTACAATAGACGTTTGTGCGTCCCGACTACTCATTGATGGTGCTATTAGGAAGTCAACTTCTACAATGTCTTTATCTTCGAAAAGATCGTAACCTTGCATATATTCACTTGTTCCTAACGCTCCTGAGTTTACACCTTTATCAAAAGTGTGTGCGGTATGTGTAGTTAAACCAGGATCGAAATCATCTCCTGAGTCTACCAGTCCATTACCACGTGCCGTTGTGTAATCAGAATCAAAACCTACCCAGTGGATATATTCTGATCGTCCATTGATCACATCTTCGACAAAGTTAGTTGTTCCATCAGCATTCTTAGCATCTTTTGCTACTGAAAGGTATGGATATCGTTCTAACACGGAACCTTTTGTTCCTGTTAGTTTCCCATCGTAATCTATTACTACAACGTGAATTTCGTCATTTGATGCCGCACGAGTTGAGGCATATGATGATGTGCCTGGTGCAGTATCAAATTCGTCTTTATATGCCCAAGCAGAGAATGCAGAATCTCTAGGTGGACATACGTGTACTTCAAGCGAGTTACCAAGATCACCTGGATAACGTGCTATCAGTGTGTGTGAATCAGAATCCAAAGAAGCATCTTGTGCCGCAAAGTCATCTGCATTTTTTACAGTTGGTGTTGGTAGTGTATTGTTAGTATCTGTGCCCAACTGTCCTATAGTAGAACGAGCATTCTTGGCGGCAGATGTAACTTCACGTACAACCTGTAAAGATCCAGAATAACGTAAAAAGTAAGATGCGCTATGGAAGTCTATGGTGTTTGCTGAGTCTGGAGAAGCAAAAGTGTCAACGAGTTTAGTATCGTTGTCTATCAATACTCTTTGCTCTGCAGGTCCCCAACGAAAGTTCCCTACGATTGCGCCAGTAGTTGACTGAACGTTTGGTACGCCACCAGTCAGATCTATTTCTTTGACAACAACTGCAGGAGAAGCAGACGGTGTTGAAAGTGCCATTTTATCTTCCTCTGTTAAAAATTATATGTTCCATGATACGATTAGTCAACATACCATTATTTATAATAAAATAATATTACAAGACTAGATCGTCTGGATCGAAGATAAACCTGCGCGTATCCTCTTGTATTCTCCATGGATCATCTTCATTTTCTATTTTTACTATTGCTTCTTCACCATCATCTATAAAACCAAACGGCACTACATCATTCTCTATCTCTTGCATTTTCTGTTGAAACATCATTTGTTTTAAGTTAATGTCTGTCATATCAGAAAAATACTGAGTAGATACAAAATATCCGAATAAAACTAGATTCATCATAAGATCATCATGATTTCCGTCAGATGCTTCATATGACTGACCTTTTGCTTCAAAGGTTGATATTTCTAATATAGTCTGTTCATCGTTGATTGTCAACCTTTTTTCTTCTAGAATATCTTTTATTGCAGAACATCCTAGACGTTTAGTTTTACGATTTATTTCTATTCCTATTGCGTTTGCTTTGACTGAGGACTCTACGTGTACATTCTCATATTCCAAATCATGATACAGTCCATTACAAACGACTGACCCTTGGTCATTCGATTCAACCACAACATATGCTTCGTTGTAAGGTTTTGCAAATTTATAAATAATATTTGGGAAGAGTAATGGCGAGATAGTATTGTTGCGATACACAGCAACCTGTTTGAATGGGCGACTGCTAATATCGATCAGAGTAAATGTAGAATAGTCCTGTCCTCTTCCCTTCGACACATCCACGGTCATGACATAGTCGTGATCTTTTATGGGTTCTTCATATATCTTTAGCAACCCACCTTCCATTGTTCTTACTGGTGGTTTTGCTCGTAACCCTAGAAGAGTGTCTGCGTTTACAAGTGTGTCCCCAGTTCCGAAGAATGTATTCCCAAACTCCTGATCAAACTGTAACTGACTTGTATTGGCAATTGTTTGTTTTTTCCATTCATCGTCTCGACCAGGCACATCCCACCAGTCTACACGAAAACTGCTGAACTCATTTATTCCTTGAACAGCACCTTCCCAGATCTTATGGAACTGATTCCCGATACCATTTGCAGTAGAGGTCACAATAACTTTAGTATCTTTACCTGCAGAGACAACAGGATATGTTGATGTGTAAAATTCGGATGCACGTTCTACGAAAGCAAACTCGTCAAGGTAAAGTAAGTTAACGGACATACCACGAATAGAATTACCACTAGTAGCAGAAGCAATGATCCTTGAGTTGTTTGAAAATTCCAAACTTCTTTTATTGACCGCTTTAGAACCTGGTTGAATAAAGAACGGAATATTCTCCAACATGAGCGTAATGCGCGAGAGCATTTCCCCTGCAGTTTGTCCTTTGTTCGCCAGAATAGCGACCGTTTTTTCTGGATTGAAGAGTGCGTACCATAATAAGTAGGCACACGCACTAATGCTTTTACCAGATTGTCTACATGCCAAGACGACATTGAACCTATTCTCCTGAAATTGCTGAAACATTTTTCTCTGGTATGGATACAACTTAAAGTTGACTATACCTTCATCCAAGGATATAACCTTGCAATAATGTTCTACGAAGTATACTGGATCAACCATACACTTCTTATATTCTTGTATTAGGTCTGGTGTCCACTGTTCATTGACACCATCCTTTTTTACATTAGGATTCCCTAGATATGTGTTCTTCTGGTTCAACATCAACTACATTATCTTCTCTTAGCATTTTCTGAATATCAGAGGTTGAACCCAGATAGAAATTGTTCTGTTGGTTTTCTACCTGTTGTGGTCTATCCTCATCATTCAGTTGCTTTTGTTTTTTATTTAAATCTTGAAGTTTATCGTTGACATCCGCAACATTTTTAATTAAACCAGATAATACTTCATAGGCACGAGGATGCTCAGATTCACGAGCAACCTCTATCATGTTCTCAAGTGCGTCTTTTCCCTTCTCTATTAATTCATAGAGAGTGTCACGAGAATAGTCGTAATCATTATTTATTTTATCATCATTCATTTGTCAACGATTAGAAACCGCCTCCACCTGCACTGTCTAGAACAGTATTACCTAATGCTATACGTTTATATGCAGTTCCATCGTACATTGCGAGAGTAGGAGATCCTGCGTCACCATCTGAGACGTAGATCAATTGTCCTGCTACTCCTGCAGGTAACGTTGCAACTGTATAAGTTCTTAATTTTACTGTATCGACACGTGCCTGAGTGTAGGAACTATCGATTATGTTTGTTATACCTGCAGAGTCTAAAACATCGTAAGTGATCTGTCTTGCTTGGACGTGAGCACTATCTATGATGCTTGCAACGTCAGCACTGTCAACCATGTCTCCAACAATGTTTAGAACATCAGCACTATCGACTAGATCTCCCATTCTTGCCTGAACATGAGCACTGTCTATCAGTTGTATTGCTTCTGCAGAGTCTAGGAATTGTAATGTGTCTAACCTAGAGTTTACAAATGTTTGGTCTACTATTCCTGCCAGATGATCTGAGTCAACAAAACTCAAAACATATGCAGAGT